TGGACACAGAGTCTGGTAAAGAGGCTTACAACTTAGTTAAGTCAATGGGAGATCTACAACAATGGTCTTTTGGTTTTAGAGTTCTTGATTCTGAATATGGAAAGTTTAAAAAAGATGCAAATGACGAAGGCGAAGATGTTAGATATCTAAAAGACTTAGAAGTCTATGAAGTAAGCCCTGTTCTAGTCGGTGCAAATCAAGAAACATTTACAATGGCAATTAAAAGCACTAAAGAAGATACAGATGAAAAAGGTGTTTTGAGTCACGACAGCATTTCAAAAGAAGAGCCTGAAGAAGAGGTTGAAGAAGAAAAAGGTTATGGCAAGTGTGACTATGACAAAACAGGTAAATGTGCCAAGGACATGAAGGAAGACGATTCTGAAGAAGAAAAAGCTGTACCTACAGGAGATATGTATGGATCAGCAGCAGAGGCGGAAGATCGTGCAAGACAACTTGGATGTCAAGGATCACATACACATGACAGTAATGGTCAAATGTTTTATATGCCATGTGCTACACATGAAGATTACGATTCAGCTATGAAGAAAAGTAATACTGCTGTAGAGCATTTAGAAGGTATAGCAAACGCTATGAAAGAAGTTTTAAAATCTATTCCAACTGACGAACTTTCAATAAACACATTGGAAGAAGTTAAAGAAAAAATTGTTTCTATCGTCAATGGAGATAGTGAGGTTTCAGAGAAGGGTGCCAGCGTGCAAGGTAAACGCTTTTCTGATGAGGTAAAAGATGTGCTTGCAGCATTGAATAACCTTGTTGCTAGAGTTCAATCTATAGGAGAACTCAGGCAAAAAAATGGTAGGAAGTTGGGAGTTTCAGCAACCGAAGCTCTCAGAGCAGTCCAAGAAAGTGTCCAAGATGCTTTTGAGGAAATAGACAAATTCGTAGATGAATTTGGATCGGAGGGTGCGTTGGAAGATACAACAGCCGTAGTAGAAGAGATAGAAGAAACAGCAGATCTTGAAACTGAAGTTTCAGAACCTGTAGCTGAAGAAACTACCGAAGAAGTAGCAGAAGAAGAAGTTGAGGCAACTGCCGAAACTCCAGATCCTGCTGAAGAACCGGAAGTAGATACAGGCGATGAAAGAACAGATGAAGATCCTGTTGACGAAGTCGAACTACCTACAGAGGAAGTATTAGATGATGAACTAGATGGACTTTGGCTTGAAAGCCAAGAGATATTAGCTGAATCTATTATGACCGACATTGAAATACAAGAAGAAGAAATTATCGAGGAGTAAATAATGGACATTAAAAAAGTTCGTGAAAACATTGTCGAGAAATCTGCTGAACTAAAAGGTCTTTTTGATGAAATCAAAGATCAAGAAGCAGGTGCTACTCCAGAGCAAAAGCAAGCAGTCATTGATAGAAATGAAGAGCTTGCATCTTTAAGAGATGATCTTAAAGTCGCTGAGGCAAAGTCTAAATTAGACATCTCAGGCGAAGCAGTAGCAAGCATGCCTAACCCATCAGAAGAACCAAAAGCTGGATCCTTTGGTGCAGAAGTCATGAAATCAGCAGCTTACAAAGGCTATGTTGAAAATGGTGCTAAGAATATTCAAAGCACAATTCCTTTTGAGTTAAAAACTAATTTAACTACAACAGGATATCCACCAGAGTCATTAAGACAACCTGGTATATTAGAAACAGCTCTTCGTGATCCTAATGCAGTAATCAACCTTTTTGATCAAATAACAACAGATCAAAATGCATTCGTTTACTTGGAAGAAACTACTTTCACAAACAATGCAGCTGAGGCAGCAGAAGCCGCAGCAGTTGGTGAGGCAGCATTAGCGTTCACCGAGAGAACAGCTACAATTTCAAAAATGGGTGTTAACATCCCTGTCACAGATGAGTTGATGCAAGATGTTAGTGGACTAGAAGGATATTTGAACTCTAGACTACAAACCATGATGAGATTAAGACTAGACAGCCAATTAATTTCAGGTGACGGAACATCTCCAAACCTTGAAGGATTATTGGATGCAGGTAAATCATCTGTTGGCTCAACAGCTTACGGATCATATGCCGGAGGTCTTGGTAGAATTGGCGCAATCTATGGTGCAATTACAGACATTAGAGTAAATGCATTCACAGAGCCAGATGCTATCGTAATCCACCCAAATGATTGGTCCCAAATCGTTCTTCAATTAGATGAAGACTTTGCAGGTACTGATTCAGCAGGTTATACTGCAAAAGCCCCTGTGTTTACAAATGCAGGTGGATATGCAGGCGCTGTTGCTAACCAACTATGGGGATTAAATGTTGTTCCTACAACTGCAATCTCCGAAGGAACAATCCTTGTTGGTAAGTTCGGTGGTGGTGAAGCAGCTCATGTTGTCATGAGGCAAGGACTAGACATCGCAGTCAGCGATTCACATGGTGAAAACTTTACTAAGAACATCATGGTGATCAGAGCTACAATGCGTGTTGGATTCCCTGTCTACAGACAAGAGGCTTTCCACAAGATCACAAGTGCTTAATAGCATTTAATCTTAGAATATGGGGGCTATATGCCCCCATATTTATTGAAACACAAAGACCTTAAATAAGGCAAAAATAAGTTAGGATTAATCATTATGTCAGAAAAATTTATAACACTAGAGAAAGATCTTTGGCAATTAGGCGATGGTTCATTTTTTGAAGGTCCAAAAGCTGAACTTCCTAAGTCAAATGCTTCTAAACTCGGTGGTGCAGGTAAATCTTATCCTGAATCATGGCTAAAAGAAATTGGCTATATCAAGAAAGCAGCACCTAAGAAGAAAGAAGCTCCAAAGAAAAAAGTAGAAACCAAAGCTGTTAAACCTTCAGATAATAAGTAAGGAGTAGCTCATGGCACTCTGTACTGTATCTGATGTTGAGGCTATTGTCCAGATCGACTTTGCTTCTGCTCTAGAAACATCAATTACAAACAATATCATACCTTTTGCAGATCAGGTAATTAAAACTTATCTAGGTTATGATATTGAAGCAGCAGATCAAACTGAAACATTATTCGGTGACAATTTGCGTGAAATAAATTTAAAACATATACCTGTAAATTCTATTTCTTCTATAACAGAAGATGGTAATGCATTATCTGAAGGTAATACTAATGATTATGTATTTCACTCTAATGGAAGAGTCGAAAGAGTTTTAGGTCGTTGGTCAGGCTCTAAACCAAAAAATATATCTGTTTCATATAACGCAGGTTATTCAACAATTCCTGAAGATATAAAGTTTACAAGCGCCAGGATATCTGCAAGAATAATACTGTCGGCTATGAATTTGAGTAGTCAAGCATCAACCGGTGCTGCAAATACTCATCTATCAGATTCGACAAATGGGGCGAGTATGGCAATAGTAGAAGAAGAACGCATTGGGGATCTTAGCGTAAGATTCGCTGATCCAATGTTATATTTTGATGGGGACTTGTTAAAAGAATCTGACAAAGTTTTACTTTCACCTTATAAAAAACAGGTGTTTGTTTAATGGATCTTGTGACATATACATTCCTGATAGGATTCCTGAATTTTCATGGATTGCTATCAGTTCATCTAAACGAATTTGCTCGTGAGAGAGTTGAATACGAAGAATTAGTAAATTATAAATTTTACGAAATTATACAGGGTGAACAATGGAATATAGGGAAGAATCACTAAATAACCTTTTACGACTTCAAGAATTATGGTGGCAAGTAGATGCCAACTGCAAAGATGCTGATCCTGATATATTCTTTCCTGACAGAGGGGCATCTACAAGAAAAGCAAAAGAATTGTGTAATGCCTGTGAAGTTCAAGAACATTGTTTAGAATATGCAATAGTAAACGCAGAAAAGTTTGGAATATGGGGTGGACTGTCCGAAAGAGAAAGAAGGAAGATTCGTAAAGAGAGGGGTTTAACTAGAAGGAGGAAAAGTGCCGAGTAGAAGAATACCAAGCGTAGAAGAGGCTTACAAATTATTTAATGACGATCCTTATAAACCACTATCACATTGGGCTGATGAATGGGAATGTTCACACGAAAGAGTAAGGCAATTAAGAGAACAATGTGGTTTCCCTCCTATATCTTCTATAGATCATGGGATAGCAAGAATAGTTATAGATAGACTATATTCAGGTGAATATAGTTTAACTGTTAGAGATCTATATGATGATCTTCCTATAGGCTTAGAAAAGTTCATGACTTGGTGCAAAGAAGATCCTGCGATCTGGTTAGGAGTTCTACATGCTCAACAATATATCAAACAAAAATCTTGGAATCCTGATGAAAAACAATGTAGCAAATGTGGTGAATTACAAAAGATTGATAGTTTTGGTAAAACACAAAAATATAAAGATGGCAGACAAAAGATTTGCAATAATTGTGTCAAAAACCCATCCGGTAAATTAGAAGAAATACAAAAGAAAAAAGAGAAGTTAGAACAATTACGACAAAAATTAGATAACTAAAATTAGGCAAATTTCTAGTAAAGTACAGATATGTCTTATAATTTCAAAACATACTTAAATGATGATGTGACTATAGAATCAAGATCTACAAGTTCAGTAGATGAAAGAGGTCTTTTTTCAGATAGTTGGACAACTCTTACTACCACTAAAGGTAGGCTAGAAACTTCTAGGTCACAAGAAGAAGAAGATAATTCAGAAATGCTTATTGATGAATTTGACTTGTATATACCTTCATCTGTAGATATTAAAAATTCGCATAGAATAAATATAAGTTCTAAATATTACGAAGTACTTGGCGTAAATGAATACAAAAATAGACATGGTAATTTAGTGATGAAAAGATGTAGACTTAGGAGAACTTCCTAATGTCAGTTGCCAATCAGTTTAGATCTTTATTTTACAAATCCTCTATTGTCGCAGGTGATGTTTTATCTGTTAATTTTTTAGATAAGCAACTAAGACCTATACGATCTTTAGGTTTGCAGTATGCAAGAATATTTGCTGATATAAAATCTATTAGTGGTCAAGGTGTTGGACTTCGTTTACAAAGAAGATTTGCAGGTAGAATTACAGGTAGACTTGGTCAGTCAATGATCCCACAAAATATGGGTGTAGCGACTCGTGTTGCAAACAGATATTATGGAAGAATTGCGACTATGAAAGTTCAAAACTATTTCAATACCAAACAAAAAGATAATTACACATATAAACAAAATGGTAATGTAATGACAGCAGCAGTTAAGAAATCTATTAACAGAGCATCAGGTGGAAGAATAAATCAAGAGTTAGCTAGAGCTATGAGAAAATATGGACAGATGGGTTTAGATATACAAGAGTTTTCATTACCTGAGCTAATGTCTGACATACAATATAACATGTTAAATTTACATTCTGTTGGTGGTGGTTTAGCAGCGCCTAAGAATACAGGAAACTTACATAACTCAATTATCTTTAGAGGAATATATGCATCTAGAAATGGTTTAGCACTAGGTAAAATAACTGTTGGAAGTTCAAAAGGTGGTGGATTTAGAGAGGCAGACCAAGCACCATATTGGTGGAAGACAAACTATGGTGGTTATTATTATTGGAATCCTGAAAAGTTCGTACCTGCAAGAAACTTTGGTTGGTTTGGTAAATCTGTTTATGGTGGTCTAAAACATTATTTTCCTGATGTTGATGCTTTTGAAGTTATAGTAAACAGAAAAAGAAATGTAAATGCAAACAGATATTTAGACTTTCAACCTGAAAGACCACCAAATGATTCTTATGAAATAAGTATTTATAACCATGTTGATTTGGGTACTGAGTTTGATACAAACACACCTGTACCTGGAGTGCCGTTTTAGGAGATATTATGCCAGGAATAACTAATTTAACAAATTTACCACCAGATCCTGAAATAGTATTTAGAGCATGGATGTTAAGCAAAACTGCTATTACTGATCAAGTTGGTACAAGAATTGCTACAAGATTACCTGCTGAGGCTACATTACCTTTTGTGGTTATAAGAGCTGAGGGAAATGGTTTGCTTGATACTTCATCTCAATCAGGTATTGGTTTAGCAGCTATGAGAATTTTAGTATATGCAGGAAGATGGGGAAGTGACGGAACTAAACCTGAACCTGATTTTGCAACTGCAAGCGATATAGCTCAAATAATTTATAAACAATGCTTTATAGAATCTAATACACAAGTCACAACTTCAGGTGGCACTAAATCACACATTTATAGTCTTGATGTTGCTACTGCACCAATTAGATCTGAATCTAGAGAACTACAGGTAGCAGTATTTGATATGTCTGTTGACATGACTTATAGATACTCGGAATAACCTTAAATCCATAAATCATCATCTAATATTACCTACAGAGGTAAATATTATGGCAAAATTTAAAGTTAAGGTTAATCCGGTATATCCTGCCGATGCAATCGGTGATGAAATTACAGGTTTAACATTTACCAAAGATGAATGGACAGAAGTTAATGGGACTGATTGGAAAAGACTAAAAGAATCCAAAGGTCGTCTATGGGATGAGTTCAGTATACCTAGGCTCATAGCAGAAGGCGAGGATTGGGAAGTTGCCCCTGTCAGTCAGACTACTTCTCTTGTGGACAACACAGAAGAAGTTAGCGATGAAGTAGCTGAAGAAGAAATTTCTGACGATTGGTATAAATCAGAAGAAGAATAGATATGTTTGCAAACATATTAATTAGTAAGTATAAGTTAGGAGAACTTTATGGCTACAACAAGTTATAACACTTCAGGTACAATATCTGATGTTCTCATCGGAACAGGTGTACTTTATGTAGGTGCGAAAGGTAGTACTTTCCCTGTAGAAGATACAACAACTACAACAGCATGGGCTGATCTGGATTCAGCTTGGACTGATGTAGGATATTCCGAAGATGGATGGACTCTTGAATATGACAAGACCTTCGAAGACATTATGGTCGCAGAAGAAATTGATCCTATTAAGTCTGTTAAAACAGCACAAGAGATTCGTTTGACAGGTACGCTTTCACAAGCAAGTTTGACAAGTCTTAAAGAAGCATTCGGTGGTGGAACCATTACCGAAGACGACACAACTAATTTTGCTTCAGGATTTGATGTTCTTACCCCTCCAGGTACTGATGACTTTACTGAGAAATCTCTCGTATTAGTCACAGAAGGACCAGGTGGTGCAATAAGACATTTCCATATTCCTAGAGCAGTTAATGTCGGTGCTTTCTCAATGGCACACCAAAAAGCACCTCAAAAGGTGTTGCTTGCCGTTGAATTTAAGATCTTGGTACCAGATTCAAGCTCAACATCCGTGGGAACAACAAACGGAAAACAAAATATGTTCCGTATTGTAGATAACACAAATGCAACCACAGATGGTGCAGTTAACTAATAATGCTTTTTAGATGGGAGGAGTAAAACATGAGTAAGCGTTATAAAGACTTTGATGCAGCAAAGGAAGCGAGCAACCCAGAACCTATTGTAATTAAGGTAAATGGAAAGGAATACACATTCCCACCATTCTTAAGTGCAAGTGTAGTTTTGAGTCAGATGAGTTGGCTAAATGCCGATGGCTCGCTTTCAGCATCAAATTTACTAGATTGGTTCGAATCAATATTTGGTGGAGAAAATCTAGAAGAATTAAAAGAAGAAGTTAGCTTTGATCAGCTACAAGAAATAGCAAACTTTTTACTTGCAGAATATGGGATGGGTGGAGATGTCGTCACAGAAGATACTGAAGTAGAAATTGATGGCGAACAAGGTGATGGTGATTCCCCAAAATAAGTTATAAGATAGCAGACATTTTAGATAATTGGATTGCTGTCGAGTCAGATTTTCAAAGACTATATCACATCTCAAATCCTTTGGAAATTGAATGGCGTAAATTTTACAGATTACTTGGTACAATGCCTATAGACCAATCTTTATTTTTCGCACCACAGTACAAAGCATACTTAGATGATGGTGAAGAAGGCTTATCAGACGAACCACCTAAAGATTGGTGGAAAGCAGAACTTGATAAGAGGAGAGGTCGAAACAGGGAAAGAGTTGCCACATCTATTGATACGCTAATTCATGATCAAAAAAATGTGGCGAAGGAAGAGATATAAAAATGCCACCGGTATTAGCAGGTCAAGTTAATGTCAAC